GCACAGCCAGTGCATCCCCCGGTCGCAGAGCGACCAAGAGGACGACTAGTCCCCTCACAACGGCTGGGTCACCCCAGCCTCCCTTCGTGCAACCCCAACAATCAGGGTTGCATATACCGTGTTTTTATGCGAACGGACACGGGCCGTCCAGCAAACTGAAGGTGATCTTTATCTTCAGAAGGCAGATTGCTCTGCTCCATCAAATGAAGACACTTCAAAAGGGCGCCTACACCATCGAGGTTTGACTTTCGACGTGTAGGAACGGCCACCACTCCCTTAACCAAGGGGACGTGGAGGTCCGGATCATGGCGCTCGGCCTGGCTAGGGCCTGCATAACCATGACGACCCAATAGAGGAGAGAACTGATGGATTATTTCTCCATCTTCATCGGACCGTGTCCATCTGACGAATGGGAAAGGTATAACCTTCTCCAAGACGTCATCGAGATGATCTACGGTCTGAGGGAAGACGCCCTTATGGAACATAATGTTCCTGAGCGCGACAGTGCTCATAACCTCTTCAGATTGCTGTCTACCGAGTGGGAGATGTCTACGCAGCTTGACGATGCTAACATCGGAACCTGCGTAGTAGTCTCGCCCGCAACTCTCTCTGAACTTACCTGTCCAGAAAGATTTGTTGCGATTGACCTTGAAGCCGAAAGCCTCAAGGGCCCACACGGTGGATTCCACATAATCTACTGGGACGATGATATCGTCCCCGTAGACGCGCACCTTGCCAAAGAAGGATTTTATATCTTCCTTGGTAAGTGGGCGATTGAGCGCTATCTCGATCCCGACAAAGACGACTGTCGCGAAGACAATCGCTTCGAATGGAAAACAGAGCGCTGAACCCATAGACGCGAATTTAGCGAGTCTTAACGTAGTATTTGTACCTACAGACTCGTTAAAGACGTGAGCCTTCCGGCTCCTAGTTGCGTCGACAGCCTTGGAAAACCAAGGGTGATTACGCAATAGGAGACGTACATGCTCATTCGAAACCCGATCCGAAGCCTCACTGAGATCCAGTGTGGCGAGGTCACCCGTAAGGGAGCCCTCTCGAGCAAGCCTTTGGTTTGGCTGCTGCGATTCGAAGCAGATGAATTCCTTCGTTTGGTTAAAACGAGGAATCTGCTGCACCATTACCGAGAGAACCCCTTGCTGCATATACTGCATGCAAGTTGGCTCGACGGCAATGATCCTAGGGGTTTTGAGCGTTTTAGGAACGGTGATAACCCTTACAGGTTTCTCCTTTCCAGGTTCGAGGATAGTTACATCCCTGAGTGTATCAACCCAGATGGGGTGATCACTTGGAATAAGGTGCTCCCAGTGAGGGAACACTTCTTCCAGGCGGGATGTCCACGTTCGCTGATTGTACTTCGCGTTGCCGCGAAGCTTGTCAGCAGTGGCGCCAGGCCCATGTTTTGCGACAAATTCATTGTCGTAGATTCGAGAATCTACGGCAGTAAAGAAATCTGTCCAAAGCAGCCTCCCAATCCTCTCGAAACGTTCGAGAAGATCGGGTTCAGACGCGAGAATCGCATCTGAAGTGCGAACTTCCTTCTCACACTCGATGTACGCTTCTAGTGCCTTCTGAGTTCTCTTGTTAGAGCACTCAAGATCCATCTTGCTCCACATCAGAGTAATCTGACGAATAGCAAAAATGGAATTGACACATGGTGCATCGAGCAATCGACCACTATAAGGATCAAACACACGACTGAGGAAACCTCCCATGAACAGGGGGAGACCTCCTTTTCTCTGGAAACCAGAGAATAGGGAAGAGTCGACAAAACCTTGGTCAAGACTTTTTTCGAAGTCTTTACCAAAGTTTGCCAGGGATATCGTTAGAAACGAGATCCCCTCGTGTTCGATCCGCCTCAAGATCTTTTTGAGATCAAGAGTGGTGCTAGTGTCGCATAGTGTCCCCATATCGACGAGGACACACTGCAGAAGAGCGATCAGGCTTTTCAAGCATTCCTCCTATGTAGGGGGTGGTGCTTCCTTAGCCATGATTGCAGATACGAGAACCTCTGTCTAGTTCTCGCCACCAAGAAGCTTGGTGACCTGAGCACCAGTCGAAGCAGTGAGGTACGCAACAAGTGCGTCCACCACTGCCTTTGCCTCGGCAACCGTGTACCCGTTCACAGGAACATCGACGACCATGTAACAAGACATGGACGAACGAGTGTTCTGCGACGGGATCAACGGATCCGCCGTGACCTTCGAACTGGTGAGCTTGATCTGACGACGCGTCCGCCTACCGTACTGGTGGGAGGCCGCGAGCGTTGTGAGCGTGTCGCCGCTAGTATAGGACGACGCGTTCACACCGGTGCTAGTTCGCGGAAGCGAAATAGCTGAACCGGAGATCGTGACAGACTGAGGATCTGCGAATGACATGGCAACTCTTTCTACAGTTGGAAGAGAACAGCCCTGTTTGAGCTGTCCGTAACTCCGACTTGACTTGTTAGTCTAAGTATCGGAGCTTCTTGTCGCCCTTAGTCATACCAAGAGCGGCTAAGATGGACCATTTACGGACTGAAAACAGACTCGTATCTAGCCCAAATCCATAAGGCGTACTTCGTATTCTACTCTTCACCTCTGTGGTGCGAGTGGAATGTGCGTAAGCTGGTAAACCGGTGCAGTTCGCCCGGGGAGTCAGCTTAACACGGTACTGATTGGTCATCACTGTGTGATGCATCATGTAACCGTAGCGAAGTACAAGGCTATCGTCGGTAAGGAGGCTGACATTCTTAAAGAATGTACCAGCATCCGAAACCCAGTCGATAAGCCACGACCAAGGGGTAAGTTCCCAGATGACACTAGGAGTAATCCTAGTGCCTAGCAGTTGGTTAGCTAGCTGATCGTATCTCTCAATTCTGCTCAGAAAACTATGAGCATCAGCGAGATGATACGTAAAAGCACCTGAGAACCACTTCTCTACACTCCAACTATAGGAGATAAGAGTAGGCCCCGAGGGAGACGAGGATCCCCAGAGTGAATTGAGCTTAGTCACCGCGCCCATCCTAGGAATTAGGACAGACTTGGATGACAAAGTATCAGTAAACTCTGAACTACCGGATTTGTGTCCCATATCAAGCCTTCTTCTGACAGTTAAGTCAGAGTCGCGCTTCATCTGGTTCACAACCTTGTGAAATTGAGTAACGGCCAAGGCCATTTTCTCAAGATCATTAGCAGTTGGTTTCAAACCGAATTGATAGTTGAGGTATTCCTCACTACCTTTCTTCGGCAAGGAACCCTTGGTGCTATGGGCAAGCCCAATAGCCTGAGGAAGCTTTTCCCTCAGTTCACCAAGGAACTGCGCAAGGCCCGCCTCCGGAGATGTGGGAGCAGTTGCTGAGATCGCATACCGTCCATCAGCTTGCTTAGAAGCAAGAGATGGTTCGTCACCTGTCGGATAAGAGGAATTGCCCGATAAGAATTTAATCGGTCCTCTATACTGAATGGTGCCGTTAGTCGGTACGTCGATATCTGGTGCGGAGATGACATAGTACGTTGGATCGTACGTAAGTCTCTGAGCAACAGACCGGAACTCGTGGCCGTTATCAAAACGACTACGATACTCCTTGCCAATATTCTTGGCGAGGTCAGTTCCGCTGAGCATAGCGTAATCATCATCAGGGTTACCCCTGAAGCTGGTTACAGACTTTGTTTCATTAACAGAAACATCGTCCTGCCCACTGCCTGACCAAAGCGACGGCTGTCGACCAAACTTACTACTCCAATATGTCGGAGTGTACCGTTTGATGTTCGAGTACGTACGCGTTGAGACAGGCATCCGTCATTCCTTATGGTAGAGAGAAAAGTTAGTAGGGACCTGAACAGGTCAAGAGCCAAAAATACCAGTGTGTGGAAAAACCGTGAACTGACATGCCAAAAGACATGCAGTGCACGAAATACCACACATGATGAAATGGACTCATAATCCTCCTAACTTTCGGCGCTGCAGTGGCGGGGTTTCCGCCAAAGGCATTAGCACCTGGGGCCCCCTTACG